TCGCTGGCAAGAACATCCCTGGCTCGGCCATCGGCAAACTGATGTGGAACACTGGCGTCCTTTACGGCGCCGCCGTCGCCATGGGCTGGAAAATCCACCGCATCCGTCCGGCCATCTGGCAGAAGACGCACACCTGCGGCACCAAGGGCGAACTGACCACGACCCAGTGGAAGAACAAACTCAAGGCACGAGCTCAAGAGTTATTCCCAAACGTCCAAGTCACGCTCTGGAACGCCGACGCCCTCCTCATCTTTGACTCCGCCTCCCGCGGCGTCATCAACTAATCTCCCCAATGAAGAAAGACATCAAATCCCCCTCCGAGTACCGCATCATCGCCGACTCGTCATACATTGTATTACCCGATCAGAAGGTCGCCCGCCTGCTGACCCCCACCGTCCGCAACGGCGTGACGTATTACAACCTTTTCGTCCCCGACTACACTCGGATGTCCCTGGCTGACATCGAGGCCACCATCAAGGCCGGTGAAGTCACCAAGAACACCGACGCTAAATAATTTCCCACCATGAGCACCACGCCCAAATCCCCCACCTCTGACCTAGTCGCCGCTCTCGCCGAGCTCGACAACGTCAAAGCCAACAAAGTCGTTAAGGCTAACTTCACCGCCAAGTACGTGTCCCTCGACGCGCTGCTCGACGCCGTGAAGCCTATCCTTTTCAAGCACAACCTCGCCCTGATCCAGACTCTCGTCAGTCAGGAAGGAAAGATTGGCGTCTCGACCGCCTTCCTCCACGCGTCCGGCGAACGCTTTGAGTTCGGCACTCTTCTGATGAAGGCCGATGCCCTCACCGCCCAGCAGGTCGGCGGTTTAATTACCTATGCTCGTCGTATGTCAGTCAGTACTTCGTGCGGCATTAGTGTCGACCTAGATGACAATGGCTCAGAGGCCTCTGGCTTCCGCTCTGCGGTCGTTACAAGTGTTGCCCCTGCCTTCTCCCCCACCCCTCGCCCCCTGACCAAATGAGCGACCCTATCGAAGACGCCTTTAAGTCCCTGCACCAGGGCAACCTCCTCGCGGCTAAGGACGCCCGCATCAAGCAGCTCGAGGAACGCCTTGAGGCCATGCGTGAGGCTGGCGACGGTCTGCAAAAAGCATTTCTCAGACTAACATCTGGCACATCAAATTGGGATGGTAAACTGTACTGGAACTGGAAGGCCGCCAAGGAAGGCAAAGCCAATGGGTAGGTCTAAGGCTGCGGCCAAGGCCCTGGCTAACCCCGGGCTCAAGCAGCAGACACCTAATGAGAAAATGAAGACCGACCTCCGCCTCCTCTCCGATCGTCAGCGCTGGGAATACCTGTTCAGCCTGAACGTCTGCCCGAAGTCACCGACTAAATGAGTAGCCCAGTGCCCGCTGGCATCGAACGCATCGCCCGCACCGTCTCCGGCCAGTACGCTCTGCTTCTCCTCCTTGATGGCTACCCCTACGTCGAGATGACTGCCCGCAAGCACGCCGACTACCTTTCCGACCTTGGCCTCTGGAAGCGCAAGACGCACCCGTCGCTTGCCCGGTCACAGGTCCGCTTTTTCACGCTTGCCCCTAACGGCGAGATAAAGGAACTTACTTTTAACCGATGACCAACCGCGACAACATCAAGCGCCTTGTGGTAAACATCACGGGCTCGTTAGCCACCGTCCAGCACATCGCCGGACGTTATGAACAGCACGACGCCGACATCATTACGCTGTCGGATTTAAACCGCTCGGCCATCACTGAGCTACAGGTCTTTACCGATCACATCGAGACGGCTGACGAAGCCGCCGCCGTAAAGCCGCTGCACGACCGCGTGCACGTCCTCGTCGTTCAACTCCGCGTCCTCCGCAATACGCTTGAGGCCATGGAGAACGCCGCCGAAGCCGCTCTGGAAGATGTGCGCAGGATTTCCGCCAGCGTCGAGGGAGCAAATCCCGACGACGACGCCCTATAATTTTCACCAACCCAATAACACCACACCACAACAATGCGTATCCCACCCGAACCTATCACTCACCGCGTCCTCTATGACGGCATCCAAGCGCTGAACTACAGTGGCTCCAAAGAGCTGCTGAAGTCCCCGGCCCACTACCAAGCCTACCTTAACCAGGAGCGCGAAGAGACCAAGGCCCTACGCATGGGCTCCCTCATCCACTGCGCCGTGCTCCAGCCTGAACTCCTTAATGAGAAGTTTGTCACGGCCCCCGAGTGCGACCGCCGCACTAAGGACGGCAAGGCCACCTACGAAGCCTTCCAAGCCAGCCTCAAGCCCGGCATGACGGTCGTCAGCGCCGAGGAGTCCTGCGAGTGTCACATCATTGCGTCTGCCGCCAAGCACGCCCTCGAGCGTATGGAGGTCACCTTCGAGATGACCGAGTTCATGTTCACGACCGATCACTGCGGAGTCCAACTGAAGTGCGCAATCGACGGCGTGGGCACCGACGGCTACCTCTACGACCTAAAGACCACCGAGGACGCGTCCCCTGCTGGCATCCTCAAGTCTATCCGGGCTTACCGCTACAATCTCCAAGCCTACTTCTACCGCCTGTGCTTTGAGACGGCCTTTGAGCGCCGCGTGCTTGGCTTTAGATTTTTGTTCGTGGAAAAAATCCCACCCTTTGCAACGGCATGGGTGGAGATTGGCCCTGAGCTGATGTCCTACGCCTGCTCCGACTTCGAGAAGGCGCTGCAAGCCTACCGCGAGTGCACAACCCTCGGCGAGTGGCCTGCCTACGGTGACGAAGTCCAGGTCATCGACATCAAGGGGCCGACCGCCTCGACCGCCATCACCTTTGCCTAATCCTATGACCACCGAAAACAACGACCGCCCCCCGCTCACCTCCATCTCGACCAATGGCACCTACCGCCTGAAGCTTATCAAGCCCAAGTTTGAGAAGGTAAAAGTCTGGGAGGACGGCACCTGCTCCGCCCGCCTCTTTTTCGTCGACGATAAGGGCTTCTGCCTGTCCAAGAACTTCTCGACCAAGTACGGCAAGGCCCTCGCCATGCTCGTCGGCAAGTACTCCGGCAAGTTCACTGAGGAGATCAGGCTCGACGCTACGGCTGCCGAGTACCTCCAGTACCTCGAACCTGCCTGCGGCCAGACCATCCTAGTCGGCGTTGAGTGCGAAGCCAATGGCGAGTACAACGGACGCCCGCAGTATAAATATAAAATCTCGTACCCGAAAGGCTCGCAAAAGCCCACCGTGGCCGACACCCTCCCCGACGCACCTCCATTCTAATCGGCCATGACCGAGACACCCCCGCCGATGGCCGCCCCCACTCTCGTTTTGATCAGTGGGTTCGCCAGGGCCGGTAAGGACACGCTGGCCTCGGGCCTGCTTGAGTGGTCGACGCGGCCTGCCGAGCACATCAACTTTGCCGATAGCCTAAAGGAGGCTGGTAATCACTTCATGGATTATCTCGGGCTCGACGGCAACTTCATGGCCGAAGACTTCAAGTGCGAGAACCGCGACGCCTTAGTGGCCTTCGGTAAGTTTGCACGGCGCCTCGATAAGGACGTCTTCGCCCGACACTTCGCCAACTGGTGCCCGGTGATGAAGCACCACGATCAGGTAAGCCCTGAGACCGTGGTCTGCTCTGACTGGCGCTACATCAATGAGCTGCGGGTCTGTCAGGACATCCTCTGGGAGAAGGGCTGGAAGGTCCGCACGGTCTACGTCTCGACCGCCGGCATCGGCCCAGCCAACGACGAAGAGCTCGACAGCATCGCCGAGATACGCGCCTCGCACTCCTTCGACCAGGAGTACATCTTTAAGCCAAACGCCCGTCAGCAAATCATGTCCGAAGGACGCATCCTAGCAAAGTCATGGAGGCTCTAACCCCTGAGACGGTGGCATGGGCCCGCAAGGTCGGCCTGTCCCCTGATCGCGTTGCTTTCCTGCTGGCCTGCCCGAAGTACACGGTGAGCAAAGGCCACCGCAAGTCCGACAAGGTAATCACCGACAACCCGAACCACCACCTGCAACGCCTAGGCGACTGCTACTGGTTCCGCTTACGTCGACGCGGCACGGACATCGTCGAGAACATCGGCCACGACTTACTGACCGCCCGCCAGCGCCGTGACGAGATGCTCGCGGCCTTTGACTCCGGCCAGCCAATCCCTCACCTAAACAACAAATGAGCGACCTATTCCGTCCTTTCTTTACTTACTACGGCAGCAAGTGGCGCGCTGCTCCGCGTTATCCTTTCCCTATGCACGACACTATCGTTGAACCGTTCGCTGGTGCTGCGGGTTATTCCATCCGTCACGCCAACAAGAAGGTAATCTTGGTAGAAAAGAACGCCAAGATGGCTTGCGTATGGCGTTACCTAATTAAGGCCACAAGCGCTGAGATACTCTCTCTTCCTTTGATTGAGCCAGGACAGTCCGTTGACGATCTGAACGTCAGCCAAGAGGCACGCATCTTAATCGGGCTTAACTGCAATAAGGGTGCGGCGGCTCCTTCTAAGCGTTTGTCCAAATGGGCGAACGGAAAACCTAATGAGTTCTGGGGAGAGAAGTTTCGGCAACGCGTGGCACAGAACGTTGAACGCATTAAGCATTGGACGCTTATTGAGTCAGATTACTCTAACGCCCCCGAGATAAACGCTACTTGGTTCATTGACCCTCCCTACAACAATAAGGCCGGTAGTTATTACCCGACGCAGGTTGAAGACTATCAGTCGCTGGCAACTTGGTGCAAGTCTCGCCAAGGCCAAGTTATGGTCTGCGAGAACGAAGGTGCCGACTGGCTTTCCTTCGAGCCATTCATTGCCATCAAAGCGAACAACAGCAAGAACGGAGGAAAGATTAGCATGGAGGCAATCTGGCAAAACAAATGAGCACCCCTATTCGCTTTGTGGCCTTCGGTGATAACCACGGCGACATGGCCGACCATGAGGCCACTGACGCTCTCTGCGAGTTCATGAAGGACTACAAGCCGACCGTGCGCGTCCACCTCGGCGACTGCTTCGACTTCCGATCACTGCGCCGTGGCGTAGGCAACGACGCTGAAGGTGCTGAGTCCCTGATGGCTGACATCCAGGGCGGAGAGGACTTTCTCGCCCGCACCAAGCCCACCGTCTACCTGATGGGCAATCACGAGCACCGCGCCGTCGCCCTCCAGCATACGTCCGGCTCGGCCATCATCCGCGACTACTGCGCCGACCTCGAGGCCCGCATCAAGACCGCCGCTAAGAGCTGCGGAGCTAAGACCATCCTGCCCTACCACGCTGAGAAGGGTGTTTACCGTCTCGGCCCGGTTGCCTTCATCCACGGTTACGCGCACGGCCTGAACGCCACTGCCGAGCAAGGCAAGCACTACGCAGACCGGGGAGGTGCTCTCATTCACGGCCACACCCACACACTGGCCCAGGTTAACTTGACCAAGGCCGAAGGCGGCGCCGCTTTCTCCGCTGGCTGTCTCTGCCAGAAGGACGCCATGGCCTACGCGTCACACCGTTTAGCCACGTCCCGCTGGGGCTCAGGCTTCGCAGCTGGCTGGGTCGACGGCCAAGACTGGAAGGTATGGCTCGTGCACAAGGTCGGCAAGAACTGGATTTGGCAGACTGACCTAAAGGTTTACAAGCCGAAGGCACGCGCATGAAGCCATTTGACGCTCGCGGCCTAGTCGACGCGCTTCGTGGCTCGACTGGCGAAGACATCGACGGCTGGATCAGAACCAAAGACCTGCTGCCCCTTATCGGCGTAACGACCTTAGCCGGCATTCGCACGCCTCTTGAACGCATCGTTAAGGCTGGCTTCGCAGAGGTTAAACTTATTACAAAGACAAACCTAGCCTTCCGTCTGTCGCCCAAGTTTAAGACCTGGAGCGATGCCCACGTTGCAGCCAAAGCCCTTAAACGTTTTAAGGCTCCCGCTGGCTGGGTCACGCTCACGCAGTACGCCCTCAAGCAGCACCGCACCGTCCGTGGCATTCAATACCGAATCGACGGCATGGACATCCCGACCCGCGTATACAAGACGCCCCGCCCTGTCCCGCACTACCGACGCACCGACCTCGACCGCATCCTCCGCAAAGTATCTTGACCACGGGCACCCACGCCCACAAACCCCAACCCCTTCTTCCATGACTCCTCCGAACAACGTGCCGGCGGAACGCCACCTCCTCGGCGTCCTCCTCCGTGATGCGCTCCCTCTTCCCAGTGATCTCAAGCCCTCCGACTTCTTTGAGCCAGTCCACCAAGACATCTTCGCCGCGGCCTTGTCCCTGGCTGTCGATGGTGTCCCTGCCGACGAGCTTACCGTCTCACAACGCTTACGCGAGGCCCGCTCCCCTGTGGACGCTGCCACCGTCTCACTTCTGGTCAGCGATGCCGGTGCGTCGACATATCGCCCTGAGCACGTCGACCTCATTACCGACGCCGCCCTCCTCCGTGAGGCATCTAACGCGGCACACAACGCTACCGACCCGGATACACTGCTCGACCACTATGCTCGTCTGGCAGATAAGCGCAAGGGGGCCAAGACCCGACACGGCCCGCAGCGCATGGACTTCGACTATCTGCTTACCGCTGACCGTAAGAACGACCCGAACAACATCCTCGGGAACCGCTGGCTCTGCAAAGGTGGGTCGCTCCTGATCGTCGGGCAGTCGGGCACCGGCAAGTCTTCGCTGATGATGCAAGCCGCCGTGCATTGGGCTTTAGGCCGTGACTTCTTTGGCATCAAGCCCGTGAAGCCCCTGCGCTCAATCATCCTGCAAGCGGAGAACGACGCCCTCGACTGCGGCGAGAGTCTGCAAGACGTGGTGGCAGGCGCCTACCTCGACTCTGCCGAGATTGCGCAGCTGAGAGACCACCTAGCCATTTACCGCGACACGGTCAGTACCGGCACGACCTTCACCGCGGCCCTCAAGGCCCTCATCATCGAGCACAAGGCTGACATCGTCTTCGTCGACCCCTTGCTCTCCTTCGCTGGCATCGACGTCTCTGACCAGGAGCAGGCGTCTAAGTTCCTACGCCATGACCTCGCCCCGATCCTCCTCGAGACAGGCGCCGTCCTCGTGGCCATGCACCACACCGGGAAGCCGAAGTCATCCTCAGACAAGGAAGGCCACACCGTAGCCGACCTAGCCTACGCGGGCCTCGGCTCTTCTGAGTTCACTAATTACTTCCGCGAGGTCGCCGTCCTCTTCCGCTGCCAGGGCGAAGAGCCCATCTACAAATTCGGCCTGACGAAAAGACGTGGCCGTGCCGACCTGAAGGACCACACCGGGCAGTTCAAGTCAGAGATTTACATTCGCCACGCTGCCGAGAAGGGGGTCATCCGCTGGGAGTACAGCCAGCCCCCCTCCCAGAGTGCCACCGACCCAGCCCCAAGGCATAGCGATTCCCGCCCCGCTAAGGGGTCTACAGGGCGTTTGAACATCAACTGAGGGTAAGTCACCCAACCCCTACCTATGACCCCCCTCGTCCCACCCGCTCAACATCCCACTCAACATCCGTCCTTACCTAAAGGTAAGGGTACTACGGGCTTACCCCCTGCGCTTACGCTAGGGGACGCCCTTGTGTGGGAGGCATCAGTGACATGAAAAGGAACCTCACACCCAGTCAGCTGAACTACCTAGCCAAGAAGCGCTGGTGGACTAAGGTCCGCCTGAACGCCTGGAGAACTATGCCGGAGAAGATGGAGGCTATCCGCAAGGAGGCCACCGCGGTAGCAAAGACAGTCAAGGATGAGAAGAACGACAGGATCAGGGAGGCCATGAGTGCTTGGCCTGGCACGATGAACACCAGCCAACTAAGGGAACACATCCTCAAGGACTTTACCTATGACGGTAAGGTGTCATCCCTCATATGGCGGATGCGTCGTCATGGCATGATGGAGTTCAAGGTCGACGGCCTGTGGCATAACCTTTGCCACTTGCCCGCTGAGTAACATCCTTTCCAAATGAGCGCGTGACCAAGGCCGCAAGTATCAACGACCTGACAGCGCCGCACGCGGAGGCTAAGTCGTTTGACGCGTGGTTCTTTGCACAGCCCAAGAAGGTGCAGGATAAGATGCGTGAGTCCGGTGTGCTGCCTTACCGCGAGATGGTGCAATCGAGGCACGTCTTTAACATCGACCCTAACCATCCGTCTTGGGCGACTAAGGACGGCGATAAGGAACGCACTGAGGTCGACAGTTTTATAAGTAGAGACCACGTTGGAATCATGCTCAAGGCGTTCATGGATGCGCTGGCCTGCTCCGATCAGTTCCACTTCAGGCGTCACGTCGAGCTCATCAGGTGGGCGCTGTCTCTCCCTGGCTGTCTCGACTCACGCACCATCGCCCGGATGTATGGACGCTCGCACATCTGGGCACAGAAGCGGGCGCGTCAGATACGCTCGACGGTGAACGGTGACGCGTGCGGATTGTTCCCGCACATTAATTCCAGACGCGACAAACATAAGATGCCACGCCGATGAATAAGGGCCATATACCCCCGCTAAGGAGTCTCCTAGACCCCCGCCCCCTTGTGGCGTGGCCCGACACCACGGAGGTTTTCTGCATGGTCACTTGCATTTTTTAGCCCTAAACCAAACACCCCCCCATGAACAAACCAATACAGGTCAATCAGACCCCCGTTGACTCGCTTATCCCCTTTGCC